ATACGCAGAGGATGAATAATGGCACTTTCAGGCAGTACAGACTTTGAACCTAATGTAGCTGAGTTTATAGAAGAAGCATTTGAAAGGTGTGGTCTTGAGCTTAGAACTGGTTATGATTTAAAAACAGCTAAAAGATCTATTAACTTAATGTTGGCAGAGTGGGCTAATAGAGGTTTAAATCAATGGACTATAGAGCAAACAACTCAAACTGTTACAGAAGGAACTAGTAGTTATTCTTTAAATGCTAATGTAATTGATATATTAGATATGGTTGTTAGGCGTACTGTTAATTCTACACAAACTGACATTTCTATGAGTCGTTTAAGTAGAAGTGAATACATAAATATCCCAAACAAAACAACCAAAGCTAGACCAACTCAATTTTTCTTTGATAAATTATCTACCCCATCTATTAAAGTTTGGCCTGCTCCAGAAAACTCTACTGACATATTGGTTTTTAATAAACTTGTGAGAATGGATGATGCAGATAAAGCAACGAATACAATGGATATGCCTTTTAGGTTTTATCCTTGTTTTGCTGCTGGCTTAGCTTATTATATTGCATTAAAAAGAGCACCAGAAAAAGCTGTTCTTTTAAAACAACTTTATGAAGAGGAATTTTTAAGAGCATCTAATCAAGACGAAGATAGGGCATCTTTTAGAATTAGACCTTATATAGCAGGATTATAAAATGGCTTACGCAAGTGGTAAATTTGCAATAGCTCTTTGCGATAGATGTGGATTTCAATATAAATTACTAGATCTAAAAGAAGAATGGAATGGTTTAAAAACTTGCTCTCAATGCTTTGAAACAAAACATCCACAACTAGAACCAAATCGTGCTCCGTCAGATCCGCAAGGATTATACAAGCCAAGACCAAATACTGATGTAGAACTTGGTGAAGGTTTTGTTGTTGTTACTGATAATAACTTTATGAATCCAGCAAATATTGGATCAAATTTTGAAATAACTGAAATGACAGGAAGCGTTGGAGCAGTTACAATAACATCATGACTTTAACTGAATTAAAAACCCTTATACAAAATTATGTTGAAAATGACGAAACAACTTTTGTTGCTACGTTAAACGATATGATTGAAATTGCTGAAGAAAGATTATTTGAGTTAATTCAATTTGATTTTTTTAGAAAAAATGTAACAGGTAATTTAACAACTGGAAATACTTATTTAACAGCTCCGTCTGATTTTAAAATGAGTTTTTCTTTAGCTATTATTGATAGCAGTAACGATTACCATTATTTAGATAAAAAACATCCTAGTTTTATGCGTGAATATTCTAATGATGCTTTAGAAAGCTCAGAAAGAGGAAGGCCTTTATATTATGCAGATTTTGATAAAGAGCTTTCTACAGCTTCTAGCAATGGATCTACTTTAATTGTTTCTCCAGTTCCTGATGCTGATTATTCGGTTGAGTTACATTATTTATATAAACCATCAAGTTTAACTTCTTCAACAACAGGCACTTGGATGTCTCAAAATGCTAAAAACGCTTTACTATATGCTTCATTAGTAGAGGCTTATACTTTTATGAAGGGCGAGCCAGATATTTTAGGTTTATACGAAAATAGATTTATGCAAGAAGTTTCTAGATTAAAAAATCTAGCAGAAGCTAGGGGAAGAAAAGACGAATACAGATATGATTCGTTAAGAACGCAAGTTAGTTGATTTTAAAAAGGAGAGGATATGGATCCTATTAAAGAGCTTGAAGGCAAGACTGTTGCTATAGTTGGTCTTGGAAATAGTTGGTTTGATTATAATTTAGCAAAATCACACGGCACTCATTTTGATGAAGTTTGGGCTATTAACTCAGTAGCATCTGTTATATTTCATGATAGAGTTTTTATGATGGATCCTGCTAGTCGTTTTTATGATACTGAGAATGCAGGAAATCAAACAAGTGGAATGCTTGATGTTTTAGAAAATGGCAATAAACCTATCTACACTTGCGAGTTAGATGAGCGTTGCGATAACTTAGTAGAATATCCAATTAACGAAGTTTTAGCTTCTTTAAATTGCCACTATCTAAACAATACGGTTGCTTATGCAGTAGCTTTTGCTGTTTGGAATAATGTAGGCCAAATAAATATGTATGGCGTAGATTTTAGCTACAAAGGAAATTTACACTTTGCAGAATCTGGAAGAGCGTGTGTAGAGTATTGGTTAGCCAAAGCAAGCAGTTCAGGCATACAAATTGGTATTGCAGGATCTAGTGGATTATTAGATACCAACGTTTCTGATAATGAAAAATTATATGGTTATCATCGTTTAGATGACCCAATGATTGTAGTTCAAGAAAAAAATAAATTAATTGCAAAAAAATCTAGCAAAATAATTACAAACGAACATCAACTTGAGCCAACTTTAATTGGTAGAAATGATGAACATTTAAGAGAGCCTAAAAAATGGTAGATAAGTTAACGCCTGGTGGATTGCCAGAGCTTGGATTAGTAGAAATAGCAACAACAAATTTTGGAGGTCATCCCCCTGAGTTTTGGGCTAAACAATTAACTGAAAAAATAGTTGGATATTCTGATGAAAATGAACAACATATAAAAGACCAAGCTAGAGCTTACAAAGATTTAATTTATAAAGTTTGTTTGATATATATTCAAAATGCTATAAAATCTTATAAAGCATCTTTGATTCAAGAATTAACTCAAGGAGATGCTGAAGATTTGGCAAAAATAATCAAAGGTATTTGAAATGGCAATTACATCAACATTAACAACCAGCTTTAAAAAAGAATTATTAGAAGCTGTCCACAACTTTAAAAACTCTGGTGGGGACACTTTTAAACTAGCTCTTTATACTAGCTCGGCAACAATTGGTGCTGCAACAACAGCATTTGTTACTACTGGACAAGCAACTGGAACTAACTATACTTCTGGTGGAGCAAATTTAACAAGAGTAGACCCAACTTCATCAGGAACAACAGGTTTTACTGATTTTGCAGATTTAACGTTTGGAACCGCTACAGTTACTGCTAGAGGTTGTATGATTTACAACTCTAGCGACAGCAATAAATCAGTTGCTTGTATTGACTTTGGTGGCGATAAAACTTCAACAGCAGGTGACTTCACTATTGTATTCCCAGCAGCAGCAGCTTCTACAGCGATTATAAGAATCGCCTAGCCTTAAATGGCTAATATTAACGGTTGGGGTCGAGGCACGTGGGGCCAACTCACGTGGGGCGAGCCACTTCCACTCACTCTTACAGCTCCAGGAGCAGGAACATCTGCTTTAGGTACAGTTTCGGTTGATGCAGAAGCAAATGTAACACCAGCATCTCAGGTAGGAACAACAGGAGCTCCGACTGCTGGCGTTAATGGTAAGGCTATAGCAGTAGTTCCAACTTTGCTTGGAAGTGTGGGGGCTGTATCAGTAAATGTAGATGGTGAGGCTAATGTAACGCCTACAGGCCAAGCTGGCACATCTGCACTTGGAACTGCAACAACCGTTTCAAATAACAATTTATCTGTTACACTAAATGCTGCAACTGGATCTTTGGGAACAGTTACCACAGATGCAGAGGCAAACGCATATCCAACTGGACAAAGCGCTACAGGATCAGTAGGAACGGTTTTGATATGGTCACGTATTGATGAAAGCCAAACTCCAAACTATACTACTATAACAGACACTCAAACTCCCAATTGGGAAGAAGTTGCGTAAAAACAAGAGGTAAATAATGGCAAGCACATATGTAAATGATCTCAGATTAAATGAGATGGCCACAGGAGATGGTTCAGGTACTTGGGGTACAACAACCAATACAAATTTAGAATTAATCGGCGAAGCTTTGGGTTATGGGACAGAAGGTATAACTACCAACGCTGATACTCATACTTCAACTATTGCAGATGGAGCAACTGATCCAGTTAGGGCCATGTATGTTAAATATACAGGTACTTTGGATTCAGCTTGCACCATTACCATAGCCCCCAATACTGTAAACAGAATGCACTTTATAGAAAATGGAACAAGTGGATCTCAAAACATTATTATTTCTCAAGGCTCTGGGGCTAATGTAACAATCCCTCCAGGTGATGCAAAAGCAGTTTATTTAGATGGAGCTGGTTCTGGAGCGGCTGTTGTTGACGCTTTTGCTAGTCTTAATGTTGTAGATTTAAAAGTAGAGGATGATCTTACTTTAAGTTCTGATTCAGCAGTTGTTACTTTTGGAGCAGATGGAGACACCACTCTTACTCATACTGATGGAACAGGATTAACATTAAATTCAACTAATAAAATTTGTTTTAATGATGCCAGTCAATTTGTGCAAGGCTCAAGTGCGACTGTACTTAGTTTAGGTGCAACAGATGAAATAGATTTAACAGCAACAGCTATAGATATTAATGGAACTTTAGATGTTTCAGGGCAAGTTACTGTTGCTGATGGCTCTGCTGGAGCGCCTAGTATTAGTAATACAGGTGATGTCAACGCAGGATTATTTTTTAGTGCAGCAGATACCATGTCATTTAGTGCAGGTGGTACTGCTCAGTTTACTATGGCAGATGGTGCTATAGCTCCAGTTACAGATAACGATGTTGATTTAGGAACCAGTTCTTTAGAATTTAAAGATGGTTATTTTGATGGCACTCTTTATACTGACGCAATTAATTATGATGGAACAGCCATTAGTGCAACAGCAGCAGAACTTAATTATACTGATGGAGTAACTTCCAACATACAAACTCAGCTTGATACAAAAGCAACAACAGGTAAAGCTATTGCTATGGCTTTAGTCTTTGGTTAAACTTAGGAGAATATTATGGCAAATCCAAATCTAGTAGCAGTAACTTCGATATACGGTAATAGTATAAATGGAGCTTTAGATACTACAGTTACAACTGATTTATTAACTTGTGCTAGTGACAAGCTATTAAAAGTAAACAGCATTATTATTGCAAATATTGATGGTACAAACTCTGCAACCGTAACAATGGGCATCATCAAAAGTGGTGGCTCAGTAGTTTTATTTGCATCAACTATTGCTGTTCCAGCAGATGCTACTCTTGTCTTAATAGATAAAAACTCAAGTATTTATCTTGAAGAAGGAGACATCTTAGAAGGTGGTGCAAGTGCTAACTCAGACTTAACTTACACCATTAGTTACGAAGAACTAGATGACGCTTAAGGAGGTATTTAACAATGGCTCACTTTGCAGAACTTAACTCAAGCAACGAAGTATTACGAGTAATAGTAATATCCAACGATGATGTAGATGCCAATGGTGGCGATCAACACGCAGATGCAGAAACATTTGTAGCATCTATCGTTCCACACGCAACAGGCGGTACAGCTTGGAAACAAACCTCATACAATAATAACTTTAGAAAACAATACGCAGGCATAGTATGTACTTATGATGCTAGTAACAACAAATTTATATCACCAACACCATTTACATCTTGGTCTTTAGATAGCAATGATGACTGGCAAGCACCTGTAACTTATCCTACTGTAACTGAAATTAGCTCTAATACTGTCTTAATATCTTGGGATGAAGATAATCAAAAATGGTTAGGTAAAACCTATACAGGTGATAATGGAGAAACTATAACCAACTACGAATGGGATGCTACTAATACTCAATGGAATGAGGTCTAATTATGGCTGACCTTAATGGTGGAATTATAGGCGTAGACAACCCACCAGTTGAACAACCAGCAGTTGTAACAACTTTTAACTCTAGCGGAACTTTAACTACTACTTCTTATGCAACCACAGTTGAATACTTAGTTATCGCAGGTGGTGCAGGTGGAGGTACTACAGTTGGTGGTGGCGGAGGAGCAGGTGGATATAGGACAGCTAGTAGTTTTCCTG